GGATACTCGCCGCGCTCAATCATGTTGAGCCACATCGAGCGGTACGAGGCGCGTTTATAAACGTCCTGAGCGAGCGACTCGGTAGCCACCGCAAAGGCGTTGAAGACATTAGGACAAGACATGAGATGAAAAATGTAAACCGACGTTATCTGCGTTGTTTGGCTGGTCATCCATCCACCACACGGTGGCTGATTATCCAACCGCTTCCGATGCGGAGCGTCATTGCCGCTTAGACAGTTTTGCGATGGTTGACCAAGCCTCCGCCTTGCTTAGGGTCGTTACGCGGGATGGAGCGATAGAAATGCTTATCGCGTCAATTAAAATGTGTCGTCCATAGGGTTGGCCACTAACTCCGATTGGATGGCGGCGTACGAGCGATAACCCTTAATTATCTCAATCCGATGAGGCGCGATGATCGTCTCCCGCGCTATCATGCCACGGTAAGTGTACGGACCTGGGAATGAGCCGGTCATTAGGACATAGAAATCAACGCTATCGGTTTTCGGGCCTTTGCGCGCATCGACTAGTAGCTTTCCAGTCTCGTACTTGGTCGTTTTGACATCGATGCGATATCCCGGCGGTGGTGGGATTGTCGCGTCGTAGAGCGGATGCGGAGGATCGCGGTCAGTATCCAGATCAGGATACACATTGAACAACTTACAGAACGCTATCTCGCCGCATATACCCTCCAAATCCACAGTCGCAGAATCCTGCGCGCTGATCTTCAAATTGGTAATGTTGAAATGACGATTATTGCCGTTGCGATTCTTGGCGATGAAGTGGGCCAACTTCCTCTCGGCGGTTGTTAAAGATACAGTTTGACCGATTTTGATTTTGTTTATCATGGTCAAAAAGGTGGAAAATTTTTGAGGGGGGTATCGTAAACGAAGCCCACCCGCAAAGGGGGTGCCAGGTCCTACGTCAAAAAGTGTGCCAAGCCTAGGAAAAAGAATCCTTTTCTGTCATAAGCAAAACTTATGCTGATCATAAGTTTCCCTACGATGTACAATGGGTGTTATATTCACTCTTTCCCAGTCTCTCCCGTGACTTGAATCTCCGAGATTCGGTCCGGCATCTGACCCAACAGATTGATGGACACACTCGCTTGTTCCCCTTGTTCGCTCCAGCCAAACACAAGCGCGGAACGCTTCGCCACGGAACCGAGTATCTGCTCGCGAGTCGATTCGTCTTTGATGCCATCCAAGTCGTACCCGTTGACACGTTCAATCGTTGCAGCTGCATCTTCCGCCAGTTTGCTGCGGACGATTGCGGACAACGCTTCCAACGATTGGGTTTTCTTTTCAATGCAAACCGTTTGCATTTGTTTCCTTAACTTCGTCAATCCCGTTCGACTTGCTTTGGTTTGAACCGTTTCAACGCATAGCTTCAAATCGCTTGCAATCGTCGACAATTCTTCCCCGGCAAGGTATCGGGCCGATACCGTTTCCCAGACTTCACTTGGCTTTGCCATGCCTGACGGGTAGCCGTTTTCCGTTTCCCCGGCAATGCGCCGCTTGTGACGGCTCAAAAAACCCTCGTTTTCCCCAGCAAATCCCCCTGTTTTCCCCCTGTCGAAAAAAAAGTTTGGAAAAGTTTATTGACGCCGTTTTCCGGTTCACCTAGCCTAGCGGCTCACAGTTGAATTTTGAATCGAACGCATGAAAACACTCCAGATTGAGAAAACCCCGTCAGGCCAATTCCGCTATCGCATCGTCCGTCACTTCGAAGACTTGGCGAAGACTTGCATCATCGTCGTTGATTGGGAATTCGGCCCATTCAATCGGGAAGAAACGATTGAGCAAGCCAAGGAACGGTTCTCTTTCGATGAAATCCAATCCCTGTGAACCCATGAAACGCTCAACCCTGAAACGCATCGCCATTGCCTTGGCGATCATCGTTTTCGTCTTATTCCAAGCATATCTTGAAACGACACTCGGTTTCACTCCTAACCACTAAATCCAATGAAATCCCTCCTATCCGTCGACACCAACGCCAAGACCGTCAAAGGCCAGAAACGTGGCTTTATGACCGGCATTCTGTATCTTGCACCTGACCGCCTTTCCGGCCTGATCAATGTCTGCGTCAATGCATCCGACGGGTGCCGACAGACGTGCCTTTACTCGGCCGGTCGTGGCGCATTCAATAGCGTCCAAAAGGCACGCACGGCAAAGACCGTTTTCTACGTCAAAGACCGCGAGTCTTTCTTGGCCACGCTGAAAGACAACGTCACAGCTGTAATCCGTAAGGCCAAGGCCAAGAAAATGGTTCCTGTCATCCGTTTAAACGGAACGTCCGATATCGGTTGGGAACGATACACGGTCATTCAAGCGTTTAAAACGACCCGCTTTTACGACTACACCAAAAGCTTTGCACGCATGCTGGCCTTCCTAGACGGAAAACTTCCGTCCAATTACAGCCTAACCTTTTCCCGTTCCGAAACCAACGAAACCCAATGTCTCGAGGTCTTGAAGCGTGGCGGCAACGTGGCGGTAGTCTTTCGCAGCAAAGTGCTGCCGACGCATTGGAACGGATTCAAGGTCATCAACGGAGACGAAAACGACCTTCGATTCCTAGATCCTAAGGGTGTCGTCGTCGGCCTGACAGCCAAGGGAAAAGCAAAGTCCGATACAAGCGGATTCGTGGTGGGTTAAAGCAACGTGTCAGGCTATCGGAAACGGTAGTCTGCAACGTGTCTTTAGTCTCCAATCCAATCAAAGAATCCAATCCAATGATCAACCGTTATCCCGGCCAATGCGTTCAATGCCACGAATACGTTCCCTCAGGCCTTGGCACCGTCACCAAGCGCGGCCGTGTCTGGCGCATAGACTGCAACGCTTGCACCGGAAACATGCCGGAAGAATCCGGTCTTGTATGCGTCAAGACTTCATCCGGTTGGACGGGAACGCGTAATGCGCGCGGCCGCTGCGAAGACGCGCCATGCTGCGGGTGCTGCACTTTCTAACCCTAACCTAACGCATCCAATCAAATGAAACTCGCAGAATTTATCCGCCTCCGCGCCTTCGAAGAACCTTTCATTCTGTCAGGCGAACGCTGGCAATATGTCACCGTCAAACGCGCCGATGGACAGGAAGACATTGGTGTCTACCGCTTCTCAACCGATCTTTGCTACGACTACGTAGACTTTCGCGCGCTCTTCAACCTATCCTAAACCATCAAATCAAAACCATCATGCAGGCAATCCACACAAAATATCTTCCCGCAACCGATAGCAACGGTTCACGCATTAAAGCAAAGTGTGCGCGCGGTTCTATCGTGATTCCATTCCCGCACGAATTGACAGGCGACGAAACCCACCGCGCGGCAGTTCTCGCGCTTGTGACTCGTTTCCTAGATGAAGATTCGGCCAAAGGCAGGCCCCGCGAAACCAATTTTTGGAACCGCACTTTCGTAAGCGGTTCGCTCCCCGACGGTTCGATGGCGCATGTTTTCCTAAGCTGACCGTTGACCCATCCTCCGCGCGCCATGCGGCAACGCGTGACGCGAAAGGGTAGGCCAATCTATCCGCATCTAAAGCATCCAATGAGCAGAAAAACCGAAGTATTCATCCAAATCCCCACGGAACCTTCCTATTGGGGCAGCACCGCAACCGAGTCCGACGTTTCGCGCATGTGCGACAATCTGGAATCGATGATCCGCGCGGAATTCGGAGAGCGTTTGGTTCTCAACTTTGAGCGTACCGCAACGCCATTGGGTAATGGTGTTTCCTCAGAGCATGAAGACTCCGCGCAGGAAGTCTGGAACTGGATTGCCAACAATTGGACGGCAGCACTCTAAAACCCTACGCGCGCGAAGTTATGAGATACAAAATCCAACTCTCAACCTCAACCGGCGGCTGGTCAGACCTCCGCGAATCCGCGAATGACGGCCAGACCTACGAAACCTGTTTATTCCCCACGCGCAAAGCAGCCCTTGCCGCGCGCGAGGAGTTCTCAGAACTGTCCGAATTCCTCGAAACCATGCGAATCGTCCCCGCCGAAACTCCAGAAACCGAGAACATCTACGCCTGAAATCCCATGAAATACAAAATCGGATACAACCATACGTCGCCCGAGTTTGCGTCTTCCTATGCTGACGCGCGGAAATCGGTCCGCCGTGAAGC